GCCACACAATTGAGAGCATAACCACCAGCAAGAACAACATTCTTCTCACCAGTAATATCAATGGCCTTTTCAATCAAGTCACCAACCAATTGCTGAGTCTTTTGTTGTACAGTCCAAGCAATGTTCTTGAATTGGTCCTGAACCAATGAGGCATCTTTGTGCCAGTCTTTTGCTTCCTCTGGATACTTGAAGAACTCATAACGACCAGCATCAATGAAAGCACCAGCTGGATAACTGGGGATAATCATGTTCTTGTTGGCACGGTCATTGATGAACAGGTCATCCATACGTTCATCAAAACGACCATAAGGTGCCAGACCCATAGTCTTACCAGCTTCAATAAAACCAAAACCCAAGTAGTGAGACACCGCCTCATATACTTTAGTGATTGTCACGGCATCATCAAATACAAACTCTGTGGTTTCATTACGACCACGTAGGTTCATACCTTTGTTGTTACCATAAGACTTGTAGACTGGAAGAAATGTATCAACATCTTTACAATGAAAGATAGATTCAGTTTCAAATCCTTGTGGCATCTGGTCTTGTGGTTGATTCTCTTGTGTTTGAATCGTGTGGTAAGAACCAGCACCATCAACAATCACAGCCACAGCAGTTTCAAAGCCAGAGTTGTAGTAAGCACCAGCGGCATGGCCAAGGTGATGTTCACCACCAAGATTGGACACTTTAACACCTGGATGAAACTTTCTAACCAAAGCGGAGTATGGATCTTCACCAGTCCATGGTAACTTAGCATACTCAGGTGATGTTCCACCTAAAATAATCTCATCAATAGGACCATGTTGAATGGCCTCCATGATACCTCTGAATGGATTGCCATCATACTTTTGACGAGACAACCTTTCTTCTTCAATGTACAACTCAACCTTACCATCTACGATGAGTGCAGCTGAGCCGTTATGTCCTGGATTAATACCAAGTGTTCTGTATGTCATATTATTTCACCTTTTTTTCAATGTCAGCAACGATGTTTTTGTACATGTCATCAATCTCCTGTGGAGTAAAGTCCATGCACTTGTCATTGTATCTATCCGCTAAGTGGCCATCAAGTCCACACAAACGAATTGGAGAGTACTTCTTAAATCCTGGTTTCTCAATGATGTTGAAGTAATCAGGATAGGTCGTGTTGATTGCAAATGTAGAACCTACAATCACAGTACCTGGTTTGTTGAGAGCACGTGCCATGTGTTGGCCAACTGAATCAACACCAAGGAAGTAATCAGCTGATTCAATAATAGCCGACCACATTCTCAAGTCAGCCTGTATCTTGTATGTGTAAGTATCTTCAGGCAACTGGAAGTCTTGTTCACCAAAGAAAATCATATTGTATTTGGCAGATAACTTTTTCACCAATGCCAAGTAAGATTTAGGATCCAAAGAACGTGATGAATCGTCAATCAAATCGGTGCCGTCTTTACGAATAGAACGACCAAATGGTTGAACCACAAGTGTCTTGGATTTTTGGAACTGTTGCTTGACCTGAGCAATCACATTGGCAGCATTCTTTTCTTCCGCCTTGTTGAGAACCATGATAGGTGGTTCTAAGTCAGAATGGTCGTGTGTCTGATTGATTTCTACATCAAACGCCTCAGCCAATGTGAGTTCTTGTTTGAAGTAACCAGGAATCCTGTAAGGTTCTGGAGTAATGATTACGTCAGCCTTAGCAATGACGTTATCAAAAACACCTTTGGTATCTGGATTGTAGGTTCTATCTTGTAATTCTGGTATACCCCACAGTAAGTTATCCCATCCAGCAATGAGAACATTCCAGTCATCATTAGGATGTAACTTGGCATACTTACGTAATGCGGGAATGGCAGCCACAACTCGTCCGGCACCGCCATCGATGTAGAATATCTTCTTCATAATCTCTCCATAGTAAAAAAATGATTTAAATTATAACATCAATTCATCTCGATGTCAAGTATATTTAGTGGTGTATTTTTTAAGAGTCGTCTGTTGTGTTTTTATCCAAAGCTTCTAATTGTTCTTTTGTTGCAGCATTAGGATCAATTTTAGTGCCAGACCAATATGGTGAATTATCTGGATCATATAGGTCAGTTACCTCGCCATTAGCATCTCTTAAAGCAAATACACAGTAATATAATGTATCATCTTCTAGAGCAGTAAACTTATGTTTGTGTTCTTTTTTTATCACAATAAATTGTGGAGCTCTAAAGATTTTTGGTGAAAAACCTTCAACTTCAACCATCACAGAACCTTTGACAACTAATGTTACGTGGTCAAATTTATGTGTGTGGCCACCACCATTAGTATCATTTTTATTAGCTAAAATATGTGATTTAACCCAAATATTACCAAAAAAACCTAATTCGTGTGTATAAAGACCTTCTGACATACTATTTCCTTTTCAATTAATTACCAATAACACCAATGATACCTTCAACATTAAAGTTTGGTTTTTCTGGCCAAACCACATTAGATGTATGTAAATATGTTTGTGGTATTTCTCTGAGCGATTTTCTATAATCTAACCAAGCATTTTTTTCCAAATCATTTTTTGATTCCCAAACATCCGGCCAAAGTATACCCGAATCAAAATCACTAGAACTAAGCAAGTGATTCCTTATTTGACGGATCTTTATCCAGTTTTCTTTTTCCTCTACATCTCTAGAAAAATAGGAGAACTCACCTGTATCAGGATTGTATTGAAATTTATTGTCTTCATATCTTTCAGGTAAATTGGTAACTTCGTATTTTACATACTCTGTGGCAGGCATATGAAATTGTATACCATTGTGAAAAAAATAATCATCAGTACCAACAAAGTCACGAGTTGCACAAAACACAATATTTTTTGTATCTGAAACTTTCTTAACAAGTATAAACATTTTTTACCTATATTACAGTTAGAAATAATAACAACAAACAAGCCCAGCTGCAAAACAAATACATGTGCCTGGTACGGCCCATGGGTTTTTGGGATGTTTATCAATTACTGTTGTCCATTTTGCAAGTCCAGTATCATATACTGGAGTGAATGATATATTATCATTGTAATAATTAAAATTATATTTGTAATCATATGTATTTCCACCAACTAAACCATTTCCTGGACAATTTTGTAATCCTGCACTATAACAATTGACGGCGCAGCACGATAAACCACAAAGACACGCATTAATACAAGAACAATATGATGCACTCCAATAGTTAGATTGTGAAGGAAGACCTGCAGCCCCTTGTGTTATGTTAAGAAATGAAGGTGTCCACCAACCAGCTATAATAGCTCCAGAACTTCCTATAAGGTTACAAACACAACAAGAAAATGGAGAAGCGTCCACCATACCTGGAGTAGCGTAACAAACTGTGCCTCCCGCAGAAACTGTATTTTGTGCAATTCCAACCCAATTAGATACAGTAGTTGTAATACTAGATTTAGCAACTAATAAATTATCTACAAGCGTAATTGCTCCAAGACTGTATCCGACAGAACAAAATGGCTGGTCATTTGAAATGCCAACCATATAATTTCCTGATTGCATTAATATTGGATAATTTGTATATCCCCAAGATTGACCTGGTGCATAACTAACCACACATTGTCCTGTTGTGTAACAGCAATCCACACCAAAAATTGGAGAACCTGAACATAAAAAATTTAAAGCCCAATTGCAGTATCTAAACTGACCTCTTGTGCCAAGATATATGGTATCTGAAAGACAAGCTAAACATGAACCATAACAAGCACAAGACAAAAATGAAAATCCACCAATACAACAACATTGACTTTCGGTACCGGCCGATGCATTTGGTGTTGTCATAAAATAATAACAAGCACACTGATAACAGTATGGAATAGCTGTTTGATATAACACATAAAGATATGATGAAGAACCAACACTCCATATACGTGATGATTGTATACCTCCTGTACTTCCATATCCTGTATATGCTCCATTGTAACCATAAATTCCAGCTGTATAACCAGTCCTAGTACCACACAATTGATTATATTGCCAATTACCAGGAGGTAT